CCCCAGGATGCGGTATGTGTTTTTATCGGCAGGAGAAGAACAGGAAAATCTACTCTTGTACGTGATCTCCTTTTTCATCATCAGCAAATGCCTCTTGGTACTGTAATCAGTGGTACGGAAGAATCGAACCAGTTTTACAAGAAACTTATTCCACCGCTCTTCATTCATGGAGACTATAACCCAGTAATTATTGCCAATTTTTGCAAGAGGCAGAAGTTAATTATGGCAAAGGTGCAAAAGGAGATTGAGACGATGGGCACGTCAAGGACGGACCCTAGATCATTCTTAATTATGGACGATTGTCTATACGATGACAGCTGGCTTCATGACCGTAACATCAGATATCTATTTTTAAACGGACGTTGGCTAAAGGTGTTTTTCCTGATTACTATGCAATATCCTCTCGGTATTCCACCTATGTTAAGAACAAATGTTGATTATTGCTTTATCCTGAGAGAGCCCTACGTTACAAATAGGAAACGTATCTTCGAGAATTTTGGAAGTGCCTTTCCCAGTCTGGAGTTCTTCTGTCAGGTAATGGATCAGTGTACACAGAATTATGAATGTATTGTTATGAACAATAACTCACAGAGCAATAAGTTAGAGGACATTGTCTTCTGGTACAAGGCGGAGATGCACGGAGAGTTTCAGATTGGTGCTCCGGAATTTTGGAAGCACTCTATGGAACACTATAAGGAAAAGGACCCCGAGGAAGGAAATCAGTATGATCCAGCAAACAGAAAACTAAAGGGACCGATGATTAACGTCAAGAAATTTTAGATCCTCCAAATAGTATTATGTTACATCTTAAAGATCTAACAAGCACACTTTTACTTATTCTCGGACTAGGCCTTGTACTCATTTTACTGAATGGTCGTATGAGATGGGCAGTTGAAGGATTTAGTGATGACAGCGCTGTTAGATGTGGAGTTGATACTCCCTGCGATGTTGGGCTAAAATGTATCAATGGTTTCTGTGCAAAGACTGAGCGTCTTCGTACATACGAAAAGGATACTGATAATCAGGCCGAGTCTTCTGGACCTATGCCACTTGAATAATCCATACTAAAGATGAGTATCCAATAGATGAGCAAAGTATATATTAAAGATGCTACATGGTATGCTTTAGCAGGACTATTTGTGGCTGTCGCCCTTTTACCTATTCTAAAGTCTAGCTCACCACATTACTTCCCCGAAGGATTTAGTGGATGCGCTAAGGACGAGAGCTGTTAGGGTATGGATTCTCAGTTTCGCATAATATAGTATAACTATATACTGCGAACTATATACTGCGCCTGTATACTTTAGTCGAGAGGAGGCGCCGCTCCGCCAGGGGCTGCTGCCTTTGCTGCATTCTCCGCCTTCCTCTGCATGGCCAGGTCGGCAGGTCCAGAGAACATGCCATCATAGGAGCTGGCAGAGGAGGAAGCGCCGCCCACTGAAGGGAGCGCAGCCTCATCGGCCTCTGTACGAGCAGATGCAGATGCAGATGCAGAGACTACGGTGCCCTGCTTCTGCTTCTTCTGCTCGTTATAAAACTGGTCACGTGCCTCCTCATTCTCACGGTACTTCTTCATCAGACTGTTCAGCTCGTCGTTTGCGTACTCGCTCGCCCCGACCTTGTTCGGATCCGGCTCCCAGGCCATCCACTTCCCGACACTGCCAAGATAAATGTTAAATGACGGGTCAGTCTTCTGTAGACGCTTTGCACGAATCGATGCCTCTGCCTCACTTGCAAATACTCCACGCACCTTAATACCACGCATGGTGGTCCTGAACTCATTCAGTGCAAAGAACTCCTCCTCTAGCTTCGAGGAGTTGCTAAAGAGGAAGTCCTCGTATGCGGTTTGAAGCTTATGCTCCTTCATCTCGCTCATGTTCTCCTTCACAAAAGCCTGGAACCCCTCAACAAACAGATCAGTGCGCAGAAGGCACCCCTTTAGCTCTTCGACTACCTCCTCCTTGGTCTTGCTCTCACTGTTACCGGCAAGAGTCTCCATCTTTGCGTTCAGGGTTCTGAACTGCTCTGCCATCCACTGCTCAAGTCTTGTCGTCTTCCACTGCATCTCGTAGTCAAGGAGGAACTTCTTGAACATGAAGATATCCTTGTTTGCGAGGATCTTCTCCGGGCTGAGAAAACTCAGGAGAACGACCTTCTGGCTAGGGAGCTCTGCATCCTCCATGAGATAATCCTCTACTGGCTCGGTACTCATTCTGAATATGAGTTCGTATTGCACCTTTAGACCAGAGGACAGTGGTCCAACCCAGAGGACAGTGGTCCAAAATACTCCATGCCAATTCCTAAAAAATCTTTTGCCAGAATATAGATAGAATGGACATGAATGATCTGCTTACCCGCCTGATCAAGTACGTTGTGGAAGGTGTGGCCGTTGCCCTTGCTCTCTTCTTCATCCCCCGTAAGCCGCTCCCGATGGATGAGATTGTGTCTGTGACGATCGCCGCCGCCGCTGTGTTCGCTGTGCTGGACATCTTCTCCCCCTCCATTGGCGTGACGGCCAGACAGGGTGCAGGCTTCGGTATTGGCGCCAACCTGGTGGGCTTCCCGATGGTACGTTAGGAACCTGTGCTACGTTAGGCTTGCTTGGCCTAACATTATTTAGAGTCGTGTCGATTCTAAATAATGTTTCCTGCAGACAGCCTTATATGTCTCCTCTCCACCTACACATACTTGTGCAGTATCACTCGAGAATCTCCTCGTAAAGAGTGCTGCCGTCCCGTCTCCACAGAATCGACACTCGGCTTGGAGCTTAGTATACTTATCGGCTACTGGGATCAGGTCGAGCACTTGCCCGAAGGGTCTCCTCTCCGAGTCGCCATCTAGACCAAAGACGAGCACATGCTTCCCCCTCTTCTCAACCATATCTATGACAATACTATACAAATGAGGAAAGAACTGTGCCTCCTCGATTACTATGTGTGTGGCATTCATAAACTCATCCATGCGCAATACTGGTTCTAACTCTAATACTGCGCATGCAGGAACACTCTCCCCCGAATGAGTACGCACAGATTCTCCACTAGGATCATATCGTGTATCACTCAAAGAAGTTACAACCAGATAGGAAACCCCCTTTAACTGAAACTCTCGTACTCGCCGAATAGCCTCCGTCGACTTGCCAGCAAACATAGGACCGACAATTAACTCTAGACTCATGGGACAGGGACTACCAAGGCCTGAGGGAAACACGTCAACTTTTCAAGGAGAGTAACAATAGATATGGTCTATCAGATCGTTATTCCCACCTATGGACGACCCGATCTTGTCAAAGAAAAAACCCTTTCTATGTTACACACCTACAAGATTCCAAAGCAGCAAATTACCTTATTCGTAGCAAATAAAGAAGAATACGAACGGTATGTTACAGAAGTTCCCGCTACCCTCTATGGATCAATTGTTATAGGTGTACCAGGACTTATGCAACAGAGGAACTTTATCATGCAGTACTATCCGATTGGAACACATATCGTATCATTTGATGATGACGTAAGTGGCCTGTGGCAACTCGAGGGGGGAAAGCTTGTAGCGCTCATTGGACTGAAACAGGTAATTCAGAGGGGATTCGCATTATGCAAGCGATTTGGCTATAGTATGTGGGGTATTTATCCCACAAAGAATGCAGGATGGATGTCTCCAGAGCCATCGACGAATCTGAAATTTCTTATCGGCCATATGTATGGTATTATTAATAGAAAGATTGTATTACATGCGCCATTGAAGCACGACTATGAGCTGAGTTTAGAAAATGCTGTTAGAGATGGAGGGGTAATACGCTTGAACGATGTTGTCGCAACAACGAAGATGGGTAAGGCTGGGGGGATTGGTAAAACAGTGGAAGAAAGACAGTCTACCTATAAGAAGGTAATTGAGTATTTAGTAAAGAAATATCCCGGGCTAGTTCGTAAGAATCCGAGAAGAGAGGGTGAAATCCTTCTCGCCAGGGAAATTAAATCTGCGTCAGATAATTAGAAATGTTTCACCTATACATGAGTCTGTTTGTTGCTCTTCTCTTCTATGTGCTGACCCCTGGTATTCTGCTAAGCCTTCCTGCTGGCGGCTCTAAGAAGATGGTGGCCGCCACCCACGCTGTGGTTTTCGCCCTGGTATATCACCTGACGAACAAGGCAGTGTCCAACTTCATTTACGGAACACAGGGGTTTGCTAATGCATCGCCTGCATCTAAGCCCCCTGCGCCTCCCATGCATGCCATGACACCCCCGCCGATGTAAATATCTTAAATTGACCGAATAAACTGCCAGCGTAGATCGGTACATATACGCTCCCAGATCTTGTCTTGATTATATAACTTATCTCTATTTTTCAGTAAGGGAAAGCATTGGAGATAATCATCTAGCTCGAGAAGTTCACAGAACTTATATAAGACATAGGAATACGATAAGAAATTGCTACGTGTCTTTGGACAGTGCTTGACGAATGAGCTCTGTATCTCCTTGAACATGAACCTCAGCTTCTCCTCAATCTCTCGAGACATCACTGGGGCTGTCTTCCCATTTATTCTGTTTAATATATAAGGTACGTGTTCGTAAAAATTCGTACATTTTAACTTCTTCAGAATCTCTCTAATCTTCACCTGCTTGATATCTTCTACGCTGACAATCCTCTCCTTCTTTAGTTCCTCAAGGATGGCCTGAAAAATATCTTCCGGGATCTCGGTACTCTCTTTAGCCTGGAACTGGGCCAGCCACTCATTAAAATGGTTAATACGCTTGTAGGCATAATAGGTAACCTCACGAGGCGGATCCTTATAACTGGGCTTGTCGCTGTCGATTAAGACAAACTCCTGGAACCCACATTGGTCACAGAAAAAGAGAGCCTCTATGGGGCTGAACTTCATCTCGACATCGCACTTTTCACATAGTCCATGGGGATCTTCAGATATATTTGGCTGAACCTTGGCATTCTCGGGGTTGACCTTTTGCATATACCTCTCCAGCAAAACATCCCTCCCCTCCGGCTGGGTAGCTACTGGACCTAAGCAGGGCTTAGACTTCACGGATGGCTCTTGTAGCGCTGCAAGTACACTTCCCGGTTTAACTTTTACCTGCTTTGAGACGGCAGATACACCGTCCTGGATTTTTTCCTGGAGGTCGTAATATTTAAATAGTAGCTCCCCAGCATTGAAAAAGTAGTCATGGACCGATGAATTCGAGAGGATGTCGTCCCTTTTCTTTTTAAGATACATAAGCGTCTCTTCCTTTTGTGTCTTAGCAACTACGTCACTAAGGGTAGAAATCTCTAGCTCAAGGGCCTCAATATGTTCTTTAATTGTGTCAACGAGTCCGGCTTCACGGCGCATATCAGCCATTTGCATTTGGTGTAAATTATCAAGAGTTGTTTTACCTTCTACTACTGTTCGTTTCCCTAAAGACGATATATTTGACTGTATACCGTCCATATATAGTGTTGAGGAGTTATGGAGTTTAAGTATACTCTCTCCGGCAAAAAAGTGAAGGAAGAGGGTGGGCATCGTAAGTGTAATGAAGTATACGGAAGCACTTCTGGAAGAGATATTAATGGAAGGAGGAGCAAGAGTGTTAGAGAAATATGCACTATATAACCAAAGATTAAGAGTAAAATTTAGGTGCGAATGTGGAATTGAAACAAGCAAACGCTTTGAGATGTTAAATCTGCACAGGCTACCCTATTGCGAGGGGTGTAGTTTGAAGAAGAAGGAACACAGAAAACAGAAATCAAATCTCTATAAATATGGTGTAGTAAATACTGCATGTTTGGAGTCAGTAAAGGCAAAAATTAATGAAACATATAAAGAAAAATTTGGAGGGCATCCAAAACAGACGAAGGATGTCCAAGATAAGTGGAAGGCTACATGTCTAGAAAAATATGGAGGTCATCCAAATCAAAATAAGGAAGTTCAAATAAAGTCTGAAGTTACATCATTCGCATTCAAGGACTATATGATGCCTACTGGAGGTATAGTCAAATATCAAGGATATGAGAATTTAGCTTTGGATGAATTGGTTCAGTTATATGAAGAGGAGAATATTTGTGTAGGCAGATCTGATGTTCCATCTATTGATTACTACGTAGGGGAGAAGAAGCATGTATACTTTCCAGACTTCTTCATTCCATCTGAGAACAAGATAATTGAGGTAAAATCTCAATGGACCATACAACTAAGGCGTGGAAATATCGAAGAAAAGGCTCAGGCTACAGTTAAGGCGGGGTACAAGTATGAGATTTGGGTGTACAATGATAAAAAGGTTAAAGTGGAAACAAAGGTATATTAACATCCCTCCCGGCATACATTTGCAAAGAGGTTTAAAACCACCCCTTCCCGGCTGATTTCTTTAGAAATTCCCATCTAGCCAAAATTTTTTTCTAACATGGGGGTATAACAATATGACAGGAGGGGGTCTTATGCAGCTTGTTGCGTACGGTGCTCAGGATGTGTATCTGACCGGTAATCCCCAGATTACCTTTTTCAAGCTGGTGTACCGCCGCCACACCAACTTCGCCATGGAGTCCATTGAGAACCC